AGAAACGTCTCGCTAACCAAACAAACATACTCTACTTTAGAGAAGTTGTCGAAGGTTATCTTACCAGACGTAAAGCTTTCTGTAGCAAAGACTATTGAAGCTGTAGTTAACGAAAAAGTAAAGAAGATGAACGGAAAAATGAATAATGGAAAATAAAATAATTTGTAAAAACTGCAAGGGCAATGGATATATAAAAATTGAGGATGAAACAGAAGTAAGACAGTGTTGGATTTGTGAATCTGAAGGTGAAATATACTTAGAACCTAAAAAGAAAGACGAGGATTTAATTTATGATACATGAAAGTGAAGCCGCTTATATTGCGGGATTGTTTGATGGCGAAGGATCTATTCATTTTAAAAGAAACCCAGAAAAGAAAAGATCAGGAACCTATGACTGTATGCGTATTAGTATGGAAATATCTATGACGGATGAAAGCGTTTTGTTATGGCTTCATAGTGTTGTAGGTGTTGGAACCGTAACACGTAAACCTAGAAAAGGTAAAAGAGTTGATGGTTCAAATTACTTAATGCAATACCGATGGCGTTGTACTTTCAGAGATGCGTACTATGTATGTTTATTGATTTGGCCCTTTGCTCATGTTAAACTAGATAAAATAACAAAGATTATTGAGCACTATTCAAAAACAGAATGGGCTACAACACATAGTAATGTTGTATCTTTAGATAAATATAAACAATGGAAACAAACTAATGCTAGATAAATACATATACGAAACTCTACATTTTATTATGAAATGGTCTGGTAAAATAAACTCATGGGCTTGGTGTAAGCATGCAAAAATACTAGAAGATAAGAGACAAAAAGAGAATGAAGAGTATGTAAAAGAATTAAAGAAAAAATTATGAATACCTACACTGAGATATTTGGTTTATTAATTATAACAATATTTATATTTAAGTTAATATGATGAATGATAAAGACATACAGGAATACCATAATTTAGGTCGTAAGATACCTTTTAAAGAAAAGTTTCAATATATTTCTGGTAAACAAATCACTGATGAACAAACAGGAAAAAGGGTTTATGAAGTAGATAAATATAGACTTCCAAGTGTGACTACGATATTAGGCGCCACTAAAAACCAAGATTTTTTAAAAAAATGGAAGGCTAAAGTTGGAGAACAAGAAGCAGAACGAATCAAGAATCATAGTTCTAGGCGGGGAACTGCCATGCACAAATTCCTCGAGTGTTATGTGGAAGGAACTGGCTATGATGATCTTACGGGGCTTGGACAAGAGGCGAAAGCCATGGCCAAAAAAGTTATTGAAGTGGGTCTTGCGCCAGTGGAAGAGTGGTACGGATCGGAAGTCACGTTGTATTATCCTGGGCTATTTGCTGGGAGTACTGACCTCGTATGTAGTCACAATGGTATTGATACCATAATAGACTTTAAACAATCGAATAGACCTAAAAAAGAAGAGTGGATTGAAGATTATTACCTTCAAATTGCCGCATATTGCATGGCTCATGACTATGTATATAAATCTAAAATTAGACAAGGGATCATAATGGTATGTACCCCTGACCTATACTTCCAGGAATTTAGGTTCATGGATCATGAATTAAGGCAATGGAAACATAAATTTTTAAAGAGACTAGACATGTACCATGACCTAATGAATGATGAAAAGGAGAGGGCTCAGGTGCCTTTAAAGGGTCTTTTTGAAGAGGATATATCTAATAAAGATTAGTTGAATAAGTGAACATGGATCATGAACCATGGCTTAAACAAAGCAATATTGTGGCAAGAATAAGGCATAGGCAATACATAAGAGTTGTCACAGATAAATGAGACACGAAAAAAAAAAACATGAAAAATTTTTGTCTTTTTGTCATTTTGAGCTAAAAGTGTTGGTATACAACAATAATACGTGACAAAATTAGTGACAGAAACTGTTTTAGTGACATATATTTATGTCATTTACAGCTATTTTTAAGCAAAAGGTTAGTTCAAAATTAGTACAGTGGTGCCTGCCAGGAGACATTTTTGGAAAAATCAATAGGTGATTTATCTGGTACAACTCTTATAGGGGTGATATATTGGGATATGCCCAAGAAAAGACGTAAAGCTATCAACACTGAAACAACTCCTGATATACCTTTTCAAAAAGTTCGAGTGGAGTGGGTCGACTGCGTGAGTGACTCGGCTTGGGCTAGTGATAAAGAGTTTGAGAAGATGAAACTAGCGTATCCTGTTAATGAAGGTTGGTTATATTCTAAGGATAAAGAATCTATTAAGTTATTTGCATCTTATGATAAAGATGAGGATGGTATTACGTTTGGGGATCGTACAATGATTCCTCGTCATTGGGTAAAGAAGATTCAGAAGATATAACTTCTGCCTTACCATCTATTGTTTTTGCATTTAACAAGGGTGCATAATCATCTAAGATTTGTCTCATTTTATTTTCTAATTCTTGCTCAGACATATCTTCTAACTTACCTGTTTTAATAATTTTTCTATCAATATATAATCCCGCCGCCTTACCCCTAGCTATTTCCATATTACCCGCGGTTGAGAATGAATTCTTTTTGAGTGCTTTTTCTTTGATACGATCTAGTTCTGCAAGGTGACCATCAAATGTCACCATATATTTCTGTATTTTTTCTTCTCTTAATTTACCTATGTAATCTACAACAAGCGGATGTATTTTAGGGTTTGTTAGTTCATATCCTTCTTGACTCAATCTATTAGGACTAAATCCCGCTATTCTTGCCGCCTCAGTTTTTGTAACTGGCTTACCGTCTTTGTCCCCAAAGACAAGTGTCTCAGCAAATTTTCTCTGCATTTCTGTAAGTTGTTTTGGTACACCCATATTGACAATTTAAGACAATTATCCTATAAAGTCAATAATGAAAGATTTAGAAAAAGAAATCGCTAGTCTGAAGGAAACTCTGGATGGCTACAAAAAACTGGTTGAAGTTCAAAGAAAAGAAATTTTTGATCTAAAAAAATATGTTTCTGAGGACGTAAAAAACAAAAACTTATTGCAAGGCTATAAAAAAGTGATAGAGGATATCTCATCAAGTAAGTTAAGATAAAAATTCATGAGAGTACAGGATTTGCAATTGTTTTTGAACAATTTTACAACAGGTTCAGATGCAGTAAAAAATGCAGTTATCTATGTGGAGATAAGAGGAAAATTACACGCCATTAGAAGAATGGAAGTGCATGAAAACTCTACCCCTATTATTGGTCAGCCAGGCCATAGTGCGCATAGGTTAGTATTAAAAACTGAGAAACCTTCGAGTCTTATCTTACCAGATAAACTTCAGAAGGATTATTAATGCACCTGTGGGACAAGAAACAAAACTTTATAAACGACTTAAAAACAATTCTAAAACTATTAGTTGGATTCGAATTGAAAATTATAGCTTACTTGGGACTCCTGATTTATTGGGGTATAATAATCATGGGTACTTTTTCACTGTAGAATTAAAAGTAGCTAAGGGTAAAAAAGTTCGCTTGTCCCCGCACCAAATATCATTCCATACTAAACATCCCAAAAATACTTTCATCCTTGTAGAACACAAAGATAAACATTTATTGTTTGAGGGACATCACGCGCTTGCGCTTGCTGATTCTGGTTTGGTGTCTTCGCTTGAGCCTTTAGCCTGTTCATTGTCAGATTCTATTTCTTTATTCTCTTCGCTTGGTGCTTGAGGCTTTTTATTTTGTTTCCTCAGTTCAGCATAATAGCTTGGATGTTTAAATGTAAAGGTCACTTAATTTCAAATTCAAATGGTTTGACTTCATCACCATTATCATATTGTTCAGCAAACTTCGAGCATAATTCTAGATCAGATATTTTATCATCACTATAAATAATCTCTTCATAATCATTATCGGGATCTGAAACTGAAATATAAAAAAATTCATGAAACATTTTATTACTATCAACTTCATTACACCATCCAACTGATACAAGCTTGTCGGGAAACTTCTCTTGTATTGCGCATGAGATTGGACAACATTCTTTTGCATTTACGCCTTTACTGAATAGCTTGGGCGCCATGTCTATATGTTTTTGTTTAACTTCTATTTTCATCTGTTCCCTCATCTATTATTTCATCATCAAAACAATGCACTTCTTTATAATCTGCACCGCCGTCATTATGAATTTCTGTTGCCTCTTCTAATGAATTGGCTTTGATTACACATTCCTCTCTTACATATTTTTTAACTTCTTGCCAAAATATATATTCTTTCATTTTTACCTCTTATGGTTTTTTATATTCGTTAACACTTAATGCTAAGTCTTCAATCTGTTCCCAGATATCTTCAGCAGGCCAATGTTCCAAAGGCTCCCACGCGTTTGCCTCTAAAAAATTATCTAGCTTGCTATCTGACCACACATCAAAATTTTCTGGTAAGTGTGTGCAAAGATAATGACCAGACGCCCATATGAAATCTTCTTTTAAATTTTTTTGTATCTTTTTGCTCATTAGTATATTACCCCCAAATCTTTTAAGGTTTTTGTTTGATCGTTAGTTAATTCTGTTTCAGAATAAACTGAAATAGAATTTTCCATGTGATTGTCCCAAAATGTATCATCACTTAGACAATTACTATCTTTTTTATCAATACCCCAAAATTCTTTGCAGTATTGCCATGAACTTTTTTTCTTATCAAAAAGTTTATAATCAATATGTTGGTATTCACCAACAGTACACTCAAACGCTACTAGTATATTTTTCATTTGTCCCCCTGTTTATCTAATGCTTGTTTAATTGTATCTTCTATTTGCCAATATAAATCGCTACCCTTATCCGTGTTCTTTGTGCCACCTATATTATCTTCATCAGCAACTACATATTCATTTGCTTTATCATTATCCAAACTATCAATGAATTTAAAATATAAATCATCAGCTAGTTCACAGGCTAATTCAAAGTTTTTGTCTGTCATTTATTCCTCGCTTGTTATTTCCACATAAATTTATCATAAATTTTTTGGCCTAATGTTCGCTTGCCAATTGCAACACATAAAGAGACCATATATCCAACTTCATAATATATCTCTTCTGTATCTATTTGTTTATGATCTCTTTTTAAGTCCCAAAAAACACCTGTTATTAATTTTTCAATGTTTTTTGGATCCATTGGTTTACGATCTTCTAGTATTTTCATTTTGTCCTCGCTTGTGCGCTTGTTAGTTTAGCTTGTGTCTCAATCTCAACAGGCGCTTGCGCTTGCGCCTGTTGATTCCTGTTCTTTAGCATTGCGGGATTACAGTATCGCCCTTTTATACAGATTTGATATTTCATATATTAAATATCCTGTACAAAACCCTTAAAATTTTTGATTGCCTTGCCTTTAGCCCTTAGACCAACAATAACTTTTTTGGGGTCTAAGTGTCTCAAGTCGTGCTTGTCCCCGTCTATAACTTTACGGCCAAACCATGTTTT